AGGTGGTTACATTAAAAACGTAAAGTTAACACAAGGAGATGCTTCTATTAAAGAAGTGGTTTTAACAAGAAATATTGGTTCTACATCACAAATAGCAAGTGATATTGACATACCTTATAGCGCAATTTACCCACCACAAGGAGCATCCCCAATAAGAAACAATGTAGGTTTATTATTTAAATCAGATGGCGATATATGGACTGATTGGTACAGATATGGATATCCACCAGAGGCATTTACTATGTTAGCTGAATTAGTAATGCGACAATATTCTAATTTATTAAATAAGAACATTGCTACTTTAGAAGGCGATTTAGGTGCAATAGCTGGAGCAAATGGGTTTATTTATCTTGATAAAACATATACTATTCAAGATGCAAGTACAAACGCTTTGTCTTATAATAATAAGAAGTTTTTGATAAATAGGCTTACATCAAATCCATATTTAGATGAAACAAGTCAAATACAACTTTTAGAGATTACAATGATTGATAATGCTTCAACTGCTACTGTTGATTATATTGGGGATGTTACCATAGAAACTCCTAAAAGATATTTTAATAATGCGTAAATTTGTAATATGGCAGCAGTAATTGGAAATAATGTAATGCTTTATTGGCATAGAACAGATGTAGACCCAGAAGTGGATGTTGCTTTTGCGTGTAGCACAACTTGTACGTTTAGTGTAACAATAGATCAAAAAGAGGTAACAAGCCAAACAAGCGCTTGGTTTAGAGAATATAAAAACGATGTAGCTACTTGGAATGTAACTTGTGATGGGTTGATTACTTTAAGTGGTTTCTCTTATTTGTTTATGTTAGATAAGCAATTAGCAAGAGAGCCAATAGAGATTAAGTTTGTTGTTGATAATGGAGTTGACGGATTAGTTATTATTAACGGAATTTGTAATATATCAAGTTTAGCAATAAACGCACCACAAAAAGATGTTGCTACATACAACATAAGTTTACAAGGCTCTGGAGCATACAATACAACAGGAACACAAGTTGATCCAAGCGGTGTAATTATTGTAGGTTCAAATCCAGTTAAGACAAAAGGTTATACGGCAAGTGGTGGAGAAACATCAATTACATTTGCAGATACGATTGGTTATGCTTGTTTATACGTTTCAAGAGGTGGTGTGGATGCACAAAACATTTTAACAACAGGAGTTCCAACAGGCGATGATGTGAAGTTTGTGAGTGCGACTGGGGTTCTTACATTTGGTAGAGCATTAGCAGCTGGGGAATATATTAGAGGATTATTTCAATAAAATATTATGAGTCAATTACAAGTAACAGGAGAAGCAAAAGTTAGGGATATACAAGGACCAGTAGTAGCTAATAGTGGGGTAATAACTGCTTTAGATGGCGATGCTTCTCAATATGTACGAGGAGATGGTACTTTAGCTGATTTCCCTACATCAACAGGTGGAGGTAGTTCTGTTTCTTATTATCTTAACTCAAGTGTAAGTCAAGGAACAATTGGAGGAGTAGCTTATAAACAATTAAGCAAAACACCTATAAGTGGTGCTGGAACTGATATTACGGCTTCAACTAATGGTTACATAGCTAACTATATTACAGATGCTAATGACCCTTCTTTATTAGAAGTACCAGCTGGTAATTTTAATTGTGAGTTTTATTTTAGTGTGAACTCAAATAATCACAATCCTTATGTTTATGCAGAACTTTACAAATATGATGGCACAACTTTTACATTATTAGGTTCAAATCAAGCGATACCAGAGTATTTAACTAATGGTACAACTTTAAGTGCTTATTACTTTGCTATCCCTGTGGCGGTTGCTGCTTTGAATATTACAGATAGATTAGCAATTAGAATCTATGTAAACGTAGATACAAGAACAGTTACTTTACATACTGAAAACAATCACTTATGTCAAGTTGTTACTACTTTCTCAAAGGGATTGACTACGTTAAATAACTTAACAAGACAAGTACAATATTTAGCAACAGGAACAAGTGGAACTGACTTTGGAATATCTTCAAGCGTAGCGACACATACTTTTAACCTTCCTGTGGCTTCGGCTGCAAATACTGGTAAGTTAAGTTCAACTGATTGGAGTACGTTTAATAACAAACAAAACGCTTTAACTAATCCAATAACAGGAACAGGAGCAAGTACACAAATAGCATACTTTAACGGAACTACGAGCATAACAAGTGAGGCAGCGTTTAACTATGATGCTTCTACAAATAGACTTGGAGTTAATACTTCAGTTCCAAATGCAACTATTGGTGCAAACGCTGGGATTGATAGTGGTTACTCTTTGTTGCTTAAAAATGACAACTCAAACTATAATGGTATCGGATTCGGCACTGATTCAACATACGGAAACTTAATCTCAACTGAAAAGTTAGGAACTGCTTTAGCGAGGAACTTAACCTTACTAAATCAAAGCGGTTACATATCTTTAACGGAAGCTGGTAATTTAGGTGTAGGTATTTTAAGTCCTAATACAGGCTTAGACATCTATAATGGCACAAGTGCCTATTTATGGCTTCATACGGCTAACTCTGGCATCACAGGAACAGATGGGGTTAGATTAGCTTTATTTAGTACTAATGCTGCTAATTTGAGGAACTACGAAGGTGCTTTTAGTATTACGGCGGAAGGCGATTTCTCTATAATCACAATAGGTTCTGAAAACTTTAGAGTTAATAGTTCAGATGGTAGCATTTATCAATCTAAGGTTGCAAATGCAATGCTTAAATCTGTTAGCGGTGTTATAACTGCTGCGGTTGCAAATACGGACTATCAATCACCAATTACTTTAACAACAAGTGGGTCAAGCGGTGCAGCTACTTTTTCAAGCAATACTTTAAACGTACCTAATTATACTTTAAGTGGATTAGGTGGTGTTCCTTCATCAAGGACTTTAACGATTAACGGAACGACTTACGATTTAAGTGCTGATAGAAGCTGGACTGTTGGAACAATGGGTGGTAGTGGTGTTTCTGGTAGAGTTGCATATTATGATGGCACAAATAGTATTACATCTGAAGCTGGGTTTATTTACGATGCATCAACAAATAGATTAGGTGTAAACACAACTGTACCTAATGCGACAATAGGTGCTGATTCTGCTTTAGATAGCGGATATGGTTTATTAATCAAAACAGGTGCATCTAACTATAACGGAATAGGAATAGCGATAGATTCTACTTATGGTAACTTAATATCTACTGAGAAATTAGGAACTGCAACTGCAAGAAACTTAACTCTACTTAATCAAAGTGGATTTGTTTCATTAAAAGAGAATGGAAACTTTGGTGTCAATACCTTAAATCCTTCGGTTAGCGGAACAGGAATAGATATTTATGGTTCAACAAGTACATCATTAAGATTACATACTGCAACAAGTGGTACAACTGTGAGTGATGGTGCTGGTATTAACTTTAGTGCTGCAAATAACTTAGGAATTACAAACTACGAAGCTGGTGCAATAGACATCGTTACTAATGGAAACTCTGGTGTTTATATCGCTTCTAATGGTTATGTGGGAATTAACGGAGCAACTCCAAGTGTGGCTTTAACTGTTACAGGTGCAGGTTTATTCTCAACAAGTTTAAGCGTTGCAGGTTTAACAACTGGTCAAATATTATTCCCTACAAGTGGTGGTACATTAGCTGGTTCTTCTAATTTATTCTGGGATAATACAAACGGAAGATTATCTATTGGTGCAAGTACAAACGCTAATCGTAGATTGACAGTATATAGTTCAAGTGATGCAGAGCATTTAGCTTTAATATCAAATGTTCCTGCAATAACTTTTGGTAGTGATAATTCATATACTTATTATTCAGGAATAGGAATGGCTACTGCTGCTAATAACTTTGTTACTGGTACAGTTGCTGGAGATTTAACTTTAGGTGCGTTTTATGCAAATAAAATTATTTTATTTAATTCTAACACTAACACCCAAAGGATGAACCTAAATGGTGATGGTGCGGTTATTTTCTCTGGTAGTGTAACTGGTAGAGGTGGTAAATCACAAATAGTAGTTGATGGTAATTCAGTTGGTTGTGGTATATCATTAACTAATACAATAGTAGGTGCTAATAGAAGAAACTGGGGAATCTTTACTGAAGATAATGTAGATGGTGATTTTGTTATAAAAAGGTCTACAACTTCAGGAGGTGCTGCTAATACAGCAGTATTGTCAATACTTAATACTGGTGCTGCTACATTCTCAAGTAGTGTAACAACTGCGTCAACAATATCTATTAATTCTGCTGATAATGCTATGTTATTTTTAAATAGAAGTAATACTGCACAATATAGTTGGATAAGATATGGTACTGCAGGAACTTATTATTGGAGAGTAGGTTTGCAATCTGATTCTACAAATAATTTTAGTATTGCAGATGATACAAATTCTCCTAAATTAACAGTTACAAGCGGTGGTAACGTTGGAATCGGAACGAGTAGTCCTGAATTTAGTTTACACGCATACCAAAATGGTGCTAATACGTTTATTGCTGGTACTGCAACAATTACTGGTGATGGTCAACAATGTGGGGTAGTAGCAAGATCAACTTATTCGGGAGTAAATAGAGGCTCAACACACGCTATGTATAAACACGGCAGTATTTCATTGCCAGCAACTTATGTAAGTTTTTATAGTGGTAATTCAGGTTTTGGTTATTTATATATTGATGATAGTAGTATAGTTAGAATATCAGGAAGTTCATCTGATATAGGTACTGCTGGAGGTACAATTGTTGGTACTCAAACATCAGATATTAGATTAAAAAATGTAAAAGAAAGTTTTAATTATGGACTAAATGATATTTTAAAAATTAATCCAATTGCATTTACATTTAAAAGCGATAAAGAAAATATTGATAGATTAGGATTTTCAGCACAAGAAATGTTAAATATTATTCCTGAATCAGTTTATGATACAAATAATTGCATTGATGGTTATGATGAAACAGACGACCCAATGATTAAAATTCCAAAAAGTAATGATACTATTTATGGAATGGATTATACTACTATAATACCAGTATTAGTAAAAGCCATCCAAGAACAACAAGCACAAATAGACGAACTTAAACAATTAATTAAAAATAAATAATATGAAATACTGGTACATTAACCAAATGGATTCAGTTCCAACTGACGGAACGCTTACAGATTTTGTCATAAATGTACATTGGACTCGCTTTGCAAAAGAAACAATCAACGAGAAAGAATACACCGCAAGTGTCTATGGTTCTCAATCATTCTCAAAGGATGATGTTACTAACTTTATTCCTTACGAGGACTTAACCTATGACATCGTATGTGGTTGGTTGGATGCTTCTTTAGATGTAGAGGCTTTAGACCTTAATTTAGACCAACAAATAGAGAATCAAGTTAACCCACCGATTGTGGTGCTTCCGTTACCTTTTGTTAATCCGTAGGAAATTTAAAGTATTTAACTATATTTGTATATAAAATAAAAACTATGATACAACTTTCAGCAGATCAAATCAAGGAGTTAGAAACTTATTTAATGGAGATTCCAGCAAAGTTTGCTAATCCAATTTTAGGATTCTTAGGCAAAATTGCACAAGAGCAAAATCCACAAACAGAATCAACTGAAGCGTAATGCAAAGTATTGCAATTTTCTTGGCTGGACAGGCACTTGCTATAATTATTGGATTAATTAGCATCTATGTTAAAGTAAGTTTAAAACTTAAAGAATTAGAGGTGCGAGTTAATATGGTTGAGAAGCAAGAGGATGTCATAGCCAAGAAACTTGACAATATTCAAATTAGCTTAAATAAGATTTTTGTTGCATTAGAAAAAAAACAAGATAGAGAATAATGAAAGAGGTAGTAATCGTTCTATTAGTGGCGGTTCTAATCTTTTTTATCGCAAGTGATGCTCGATACACTAAGTCTGCACCTACAATTGTAAGCGACACAGTTTACCAACAGAAAACTTTTACTAAGTTTATAAAGGGAAATTCAATCCCTTTTGTCATTTTAGACACTATTTATCTAATTGACACAATCAAGGACACAATTACAATCGTAAAGGACTATAACCAAGTCAAGGTTTATTCCGATACTATGCGCATAGATTCTATTGGGTACGCATACATCCAAGATACAATCAGTCAAAACAAGATACAAGGCAGAGGCTTTAGTGCCAATTTTAACCTTCCAACGATAACAATTCATAAGTTAATAGAGCAAAAGTCAAAGAACCAGCTTTATTTGGGATTTATAGGCGATTTAAAGCACTCAAACGGACAAATTGGTATTGGTGGTTCAATTGCCCTTAAAACGGCTAAAAACACCTTATATACGGCAACGGCAACTATGAACGGATATTCTTTCGGATACTATAAAAAATTCTAATGAAGTTTAAGCAGTTTATAATATCAATGTTTAGCGATGAAATGGGCTCAATGAGTCATAAAAGGGTATTGGCAACCATTGGTGCTTTGTGCTTGTTTACAACGTTTGTTATAACTAAAAGCGACCATTTAGGCGATTTAGTATTTTATATGACTATGGCTTTTGCTGGATTAACAACAATAGATAAATTTACCAACAAATGATCTCCAAGAAAGCAATTGAGATGATTATTAAGCACGAAGTAGGTGGCAGAGCCGTTTACGAGAAGCGATACCAAAAGCCTATTTGGGCTGGTGGCGATTCAGGAGTTACTATTGGATTAGGGTACGATTGCGGTTATGTAACTGAAAAGCAGTTCTTTAGCGATTGGGATGGCTTAAATTTAAACTATCTCAATGCGTTAAGGAAAGTAGTAGGGATAAAAGGTGAGGCGGTTAAAACGATGCTTAGAGGGGAAATTCTACAAGTTAGGATTTCATACAATTTTGCCTACGATGTGTTCGTTAATAAGTCGCTACCTAAGTATTATGCTTTGACTAAGACAATATACCCAGAGATAGATTCGTTAAACGAGGACACAAGAGGTGCTTTGGTTTCAATGATCTATAATAGAGGAAACAAATTAGATGGCGATAGGAGAAAGGAAATGAGGGCAATAGTTGACCTTGTTGCTAAAGCTGACTATGAAGGAATTGCTGACCAAATAGAGCGAAGCAAGAGACTTTGGGAGAATGTCGGCTTGGATGGATTGGTCAAACGAAGAGAGGAAGAGGCGGATTTAATTCTAAATTCACTAACCTAAAATAAACCAATGCCAACAACAAAAAACAAAGGTGGAAGCAAAACCACTATGAGTGGTCAGATAGTCTTAGACTATTTAGCCAAATATCCGCAATGGATGCCCTCAAATACTTTAGCTTCTTTGATTATGAAAGAGCAAAGCGCTCACTTTGACAATCACGAGAACGTTAGATATTTAATACGTTATTATAGGGGTAAAACAGGAGAAGGTAGAGCATCAAATGGTAAAAATACACAATTTATAGAGGACTTTAAGCGTACAGGCTCACACTTTGTGCAACCGCCTACTTGGGTTGAGGAGAAAGTTATTTACTGTTTACCAATGGGAATTAAAAAGATGGGTTTTATTGCTGACTTACAAGTTCCATTTCACGACCCAAAGGCAATAGATGTTTGCTTTAAATACTTAGTTGACCAAAAGATTGATTCATTATTTATCAATGGCGATTTGGTTGACTTTTACCAGTTAAGTGATTTCCAGAAAGACCCAAGAGTAAGAAAGTTTGATGAAGAATATGAGGCTATTATTGAGATGCTTGGATTTATAAGAGCAACATTCCCTCAAATACCTATTTATTATAACTTAGATGCAAACCACGAATTTAGGTATGAAAGGTATATGCGAACCAAAGCACCTGAATTATTAGGTTTAAACGGCAAGTTTGAGATTGAGGAGATTTTAATGCTAAATACTTTTAACATTATTCCGATTAAAAATATAGATCACGTTAAGTTTGGCAAATTACCTATTATTCACGGCGATACAACATTTAGAAGGGGTAGCGGTGTAAACCCAGCTAAAACCCTTTATGATAGAGTTAAGCAGTCGGCAATAGCTTCTCACGTTCATCAGGTGCAATCTTATACAACCAAGAATCAATTTGATGAGGAAGTCTTTACTTGCTGGACAACTGGACACCTCATGCATCCAAACGTAGAATATTGTAAGCACGTTGATAATTACTCACAAGGGTTTGCCATATTAGAAAAGGATGTTGAAGGTTACTATTCGGTGCAAAACAAAAGAATCTATAAAAACAAAATATTCTAATATGAGATACCCTAAAAACTTTGCAAAATTGACACCAATACAACAAGAGCAATGGTTAGTTACTAAACTAATTGAACTCCACAACTTAGAGCAAGAGATCAAGTTAACCTTAGGCAAAATAAGAGGTGGAGAGAAACTTATATTTAAAGAGATTGATAGACCAGACTTAGCTTTATTGAAAGATGAAGATTAAAGTAATATATCGCAAATTAGGAAGGGAACAAGCACACGGCATTGCTGAAAGTGATGGTGTTGTGTATATTGACTCAAGACTAAAGGGCAAGAAACAACTTGAAATCCTGTTGCACGAGTGCTTACATATCCTCAATCCAATGGATGATGAGGAAGCCATTATAGAGAAAAGCGTAACTTTATGTAAGGTTCTTTGGCAGCAAGGATACCGAATGGTAGACAATTCTAACGATACACCATTACAAGATGGTTCTAAATAGTTGTTGGTTCATAGTTCCCCAGTCCTAAAAAGCTGGGGTTTTTTATATATCTTTGTTGTTCATATTGGTGAACTTAGGTTTAGCCACCCTTTTAGTCTTATTAGGGTGGTTTTTTATATAATAAACTGGACAAAGTAAACCTATAACTTGACACATATCCCAATAAAGTAAGTCAATAACTTTACTTTTTGACTTATATGCCATTCATCCCTATTATTTGCCGTTCATCACATTTATTTAAAATATTTGCTTTGTTTGATAAAGTTATAAGTTTATGCCCTATCTTTGATTTCATAAACCAAAACAATCAATATGAACAGACTAAAAACTCCACAAGAGAAAGCTAATGAGCGATATGCTCAAGAAAGCATCAAACCTATGTTCGCATTTATTATCGTATTAGTGGCATTTATTATTACTGCAATCCTTCAAAACATTTAACCTATGACACCAATTCAACTTTACATCCACACTTTAGAAACTAAATTATTAACTATGCCTAATGATGGCTATGTAAGAGAAACAGTACAAGCCTGTTTAGACTTAGCAAAAGGCATTAAACAAATCTATGAAAACCCTAATTACAACGTTGGTGAGTCAGCAAATCAAGACTAATCTACAAACCGAAGCCGACACTAAAGGCATTACTTTAAGTAAGTTGGTTTATAAAATCTTAAAACAATATGAGCAAACTAATCTATCAAGAGAAACAACTGAAGTTGCACAAAAGAGCAACAAT